CAGTTGCACCCTGTGGTCCGGTCTCGCCTTGGATTCCTTGCGGTCCTTGCGCTCCGGTTGCTCCGGTTGGTCCAGCAGGTCCAGTCTCTCCTTGAATACCCTGTGGGCCTTGTGCGCCAGTCGCCCCAGTAGGACCAGCAGGGCCAGTTGGACCAGTATCGCCTGTGTCGCCTTTATCGCCTTTGTCGCCCTTGAGTCCTTGAATACCTTGCTCGCCCTGAATACCTTGCGGACCTTGTGAGCCTGTTGCCCCAGTTGCTCCCGCTGGTCCTGTGTCCCCTGTGTCACCTTTATCACCCTTGTCCCCCTTGACACCCTGCGGCCCTGTTGCACCTGTCGCTCCTGTTGCGCCAGTCGCTCCTGTGTCACCCTTGTCACCTTTTGGTAAAACAAAGTTCAAAGTCTGCGATGGTGCTGTGCCTGTAACTGTTACCGCTGCGGCAGTTCCGCTGGCAACTGTTCCAACCGATAAAACTGTTGGTTGTCCTAAGACTGTCTCATTGACCCAGAGCTGTGTTGCGGAATCATAAACAAGCGACTGTCCATCGGTTAGGCCGTTGAACTTGACATTGTGAAGTTCGTCTAGTTCGTATCCATTCTGGATGTTGACGAATAGAACACCATTGTTCTGATTGGCTCTAACGCAGTAGCCAATAAAGACTGAGTTGTTTGGCGGGACTGGCTTTGTGGAAGTTAACCCACCTGGAACTGTTGGGGAAAGCCAAACTGCTGCGCCTTCGGTTAGTCCGTTCGTGTTTATGTTTCTGACAAGTCCAAAGCTGGCAGCGAATCCTTTGCTTCCACCACTAATTGTCTCTGCCATAACTGCAATGGTTTTTGAGCTAGTAACCTCTGAGTTTGCCTGAGCGTATGCGACAAGTTTGTTATTGCCATCTGAGCCTGTGACATAGACAGCCTTGCCTTTAGTGCGTTCGGTGTTATCCGAGGACTTTGCCAAGATGAAAAGCTCTTGCCCGACATTCTGATTGACAGTCGGGGTCATGCCAAGCTCTAGGGTTTTGTCTGCGTCATTCCAGCCGATGCGACCAACTGCAATAGAGGGAACTGAATTGACATTGAACTGGATGTATGCAGGCTCGGCGATTGCTGTTGCGCCGATGATGTTGTCTACAAGTGTGGCTTGGTTCTGATTGACAGTTGCGCTGAATGTTCCGCTAGTGGTTATTGTTGCGGTATTCGGTGCGGTGACTTGAACAATGCTTGTCCCACTTGTGACTGTGATTACGCTCAACGAGTTACCTCTGGGTCAACATTGAAGTTGCCTTCTAGTAAGCGAGTGACATAACCTCCCGAAGTCACTAGCTCAAGGTCATAGACATACTGACCAGATGGAACGCCTGCGGTTGTAGTTGCAGAGATATCGAGCAGGATTGAGCCAGCAGTTCCGCCTAGTGTGATGCCAGTTCCAGATGTAAGGCTGATGACGGGTGTTGTTGAATCATAAGTTTCTCTTACCTGCATCCTTGCCGAGTAGCCAGTCAAATTGACCGCTGTTCCGTTCAAAGTCCAAGTCAGGTTGTAATCAAAAGTTGCGCCTTGCCAGCAGTTTAGGTTTAGCGTTGCAGGTGCTTGCATTATCCCTCCAAATAAACAGAGCTTGGGTCGGCAGGATTAATCTGTGCGACACCTTGAAGCTGGACTGATGGAACGCCTGTGTGCTGAATTGCGGGCAAGCCCATAGCAGCCAAAGTTTCAGCAGGGTCGAAACCTGCAACGATTAGTCGCTGCGCCATAAGGACACGCTTGTCGGTTGCAGATAGGTCTGCTGCGTCAATGTTGACATTCGCAAGTGGAACTCTAAGGATGTCTCCGCCGTCAATCTTCGACAGGCCTTCTGCGACTCTTGCGTCATTGGTCGTCAAGATTCCAGCTTGGATTCCTTGAGAGTATGCGTTGAAGCGTGATTGAACATCGCCTCTTAGAAGAGCATTCATGTTGAACTCAACAAATGCGCCCTGTCCGTTTGGATAGACCTGAAGCAAAGTTGAGAGTGAGTTCTCAATAATTGCAACATAGGGTCTGAGCGTATGGGTGACAAACTCGATTTGAGTGGCCTCCACCGATGAGAAAGTTTGAGTGCCTGGCAGATTCATCATGTGCGAAGGAATGTTCCAGATTCGACACAGGTCTTCAATAAACATCCTGCGTGAGTCAAGTAGCTGTGACTCTTCTGGGTTTATGCCTATGTCTTTGATGTCAAGACCAGAGTGCAGAACGATTGTCTTGTGAGCTTTTCTCCAACCGCCATGACGAGCATCTACAGACTTAGCAAGCATCTTGGCTTGGTCCTCTGTCAGAGACTGCGGAGTCACTAGAGCGTAGTTACCTGATGCGCCTTGTCCAAAGAATCGCTGAGCGTATGAGTCAAGAGCAAGTCCTAGACCAAGAGCGTCTTTCATCTCTTCGACTCTTGAGACACCGCGAATAGCACCTGGTCTCATAACCGATTCAACAATGTGCAGAATCTCGTCTGAGTTGTAAGTCTTCTGGTCTTCTTCATAAACGAACATGACGCGACCATTGCGGTTGCGCTTGACTTCAATCTTGGTTGGGTTTAGAACCATAAGATTCAGAGGTAATCCGTTTTCGTCTCTGAAGATTCGGATGAAAGCGTTGCCGTCAAGCATGAGGGAAGCGATGATTGAGCTGATGAATGGAGTGCGGTCAACAAAAGAAACATCTGGTCTGTTTACCCAGTCAGGCTTTGGCCTCATTAGAAGCTTCTGTCCATCTCTGCGAACCCATGCTTCCATTGGCAAGGTTGAGATTGTTCCAGCGATTAGCGAGATTGCAGCCGAGACTCCAGCGAGCTTATAGATGTTGTCTTCGGTGATGTAAGTGCCAGAGTTGTTCTGAAGTTCAAAGTCAAGACCTGCACCCCAAAGGCTGTTAGGTGTGACTGCTCTTTTCTCGAATAGGTTATTGAGCATTTGTTCTCTCTAGTGCTAGTCCAAACAAGACTGAAAAGACCCCAAGGCCAATTAGACCTAGAGGCAAGAAGATGATTCCTAACCCTGTGCTGATTAGGATTGCCCCTGCAACCTGTAGAGCTGTGACCAATTTAGAAGACATAGACACCTGGAGTTAGTTGTTCGGGTTCTATTCTACTTGTTGTCGCCCTATCATAGGCAATCACCATCGCTACAGCCGCGTCAATTCGGCGCGCTGATTGTCTGTTCTCTTTCACTATTCTGACCCCTAAGTTATCTGATTTGACTACAGCATTGTCTAGGTGACGAGCCAATAAAGGGTCGCCATCATGGACAAGTCTTTTCTCAACTACAGCATCGAACGCCTTAGCGCAGGCAGGAATCATCCGCCTTGCATTAGTCGAAGGATACTCGACAATTGGGTAGCCTTCTTCTGCTAAGACCTGCATGGACCTTTGCCAGCGGTAAGGGTCACAGACAATCTCTTTGACATTCGGGTTAGCTTTGACGAACTCACGAATTTGGTTCTCAACATCGAGAATATCTACACGCCACAAGTCGTCATGGATGTTGGGGTCTTTCTCCCAAGCCTTAATCATGAAGACTTGCGGGAGTGGCTCAATGGTTACACCGACTAAGACAGTCGAGTCGCCAGAGAAAGAACCATCAAAGCCAATAACATAATCCTTGCCTGCGATGTTTACTTCGCCCTTGCAGGCTTCCCATGTGCCTGTCGGTAGCCATGAGACTTGCGAAGAAACCCATTGGTTGCATCGCTTAGTTCTAAACTCCGCTTCAGGTGTTCGGCGAACTGCTGACTCAAAGTCTGCGGGGTCTGATAAATCTCCGAATCCTGGGTTGGCAAGTTTCCAAGTGTCAGGGTCGCGGTGGTCTGAATCTGCTGGAGCTTCCCACCATGCCATGAAGAAGGATGGGTCATCTACTTCACTCGATGCGACTCTCTTGCCGTAGTTATATAAACTAAAAGCAATTGAGTCTTGCCCTGTTGAATCTGTCTTCACGCCTGCGGTTGTTATTGCAACAAGATGAGCAAGCGAACCTCTTGCACCCATAGCCAGAGACATAACATCGAACAGTTCTCGATTGGGTTGAGCGTGAAGCTCATCGAACCAACAGGCTGAGATGTTGAGACCTTCCGCGCTAAAGGCTTCCGCTGATAAGACTCGATAGATAGAACCAGTAGAGGGAATCTCAATTGCGTCACGATAGAGCTTTGCCATTTTCGCAAGCTCCTCGTTTGCTTCGACAATTCGTTTAGCGTCAGAGAAAACAATTCGAGCCTGTTCGCGAGTAGCGGCGACCGAATAGGTCTCACCTCCAGCAGGTCCGAAGTAGGTGTCAAAGATTGCCATTGCGGATGCGATGGCGGACTTGCCTGACTTCCTCGGCATTCCGACTAAGTTGACCCTTGAGCGAAATCCAACGCCATCACTTGCGTAGATGTTTTTGATTAGGTCCTTCTGCCAATTACGCAGAACTAACTTCTCCCCTTGTCTACCTGCAACGGAGTCTTTGGTGATTATGCCGAAGCCTTCGATGAAGTCAATGACAAGTTCGCCTTCGCCCTTAGCGACAGACTCAGACGGAACTGGAGTTAGCCATTGAGGAGGCCACACGCTCAGCCTTTCTCTTCATCAGTTCTTCTAGCTTGCTTGCAACCTTGACCTCAGCGATGCCGAGACGAGTTCTGTCTGTCGGGGTGAATCCTAAGAGCGAGAGATTTGAGGTAATCATTTTCTCTAAGTCATGCAAGGCTCGATAAAGTCGCCACTCACTTGTCTCATGGATTTTAGTGATGAGGTCATTGCGCCTGTCCATCTGCTCACAGGTCAAGAGCAAGAGCTGAGTGTCTGAGTTGCGAGCAATCCATCGCTCGCCTGTTTTCATGGCTGCATCCCAAAGCTGTTGGCCTGCAAACTCAAGCGGTCGAGCTGGCGCAATGTAGCCACCTTCAATGTATTCGATTGGCTGAGGCAACGCGCGCTTCCCTGGGTTGCCTGTGGCTCTTTTC